AAGATTTATAAAGGAATTCTATTAGTAGTCTATTAAGGAAAATTATACATATATAATGTTAGTAAGCCTACTAGAGAATATTACTAGGGGAATCCTTTATAGCTATTATTCTATAATGAAACCTATTATAATATGCTTAGCTAATTAAGCAATATTTGAGTAATTCTATTAGTAGGACTTAGGATAATTCTATAGCTATTCAATTAATATCAAACTAATTAATAGATTAGATAAATTAATAACTATGCCTAGCGCCTGTGAGGGAGTCGGCCCCAAATAACCCAATATTTAACATGAGTACTCAAGTAGTCGCATAGTATACCAGATATCTATTACAATTCCACAATAATCCCCATAAATAGGCACTTAATAACCTTCTAATAGAAATACTATAATAGGGTCACCAAGCCTTTTATGAAACGAATAAAAAGTTACTAGTAGTGAACTAGAAACCCTTCTTAAGCCGCCTTCTATTAATTGGCTATATCATCTCATTTAAGCTACCTTAGAGCAATATCTCGGCATATTAAAAGGCTATTAGGGTATTTATACTATAATTAGATATAGTAGCCTAGAATAGCCTTATATAGAGTTAAAATAGATATTGACTATAAAAGCCGAATATGGTAGTTTATATATGAGGTGATAATTATGAATAAGAAAGCGGCTATTCTATTATTAAAAGGCTATGAATTTATAGTAGAAAAAGAAGTCTATGATCTAGCCTTAGGCTTTGACGTTCCTTATAGTTATAAAATAAGGGTATATAATGCAGAACAGTTTATAGATAGTTTAGACTTAGATTTAGAAAGCCTACAATTAGAAGACTTACCAGTAGTAGCCTTAAAGAAGCTAAAGGAGTCTAATAAGGAGTTAAAGGGAATCCGGCTAGTCTAAATACTATAGCCACCATAGGAAGCCTATTTAAGCTACCTTAGAGTAATATCTTGGCATACTAAAAGGATATTAGGGTATTTATACCTAAAGATATTAAAACCGGCTAGGTATTGCTTATATAGAATACTAATAAAAATTATATAATAGGATAGGCAAGTAGAAAATAAGGTATTGACATCCCTATTATATAATGTTAAGATGTAACCATAGATAAGAAAAGGAGATCTTAATTATGGATTTTGAAAATATGGTAAAATCAGAAGATTATCTAATTAACTTAGGGCGGTTTATTGAGAAGTTAGATAATGCTATTAAGTATCATCGAAGCTGGCAGGATTTAAGCAATACGGAAAAACAGTTTAATACGGATGAGGGTACTATGGTAATTATTGAATTAGTTCCCACTTGGGCTGACTTAGAATCATTGGAATGCCGAGACGTTTTAGATTTATATAACGAGTATTATGATACTAATTATAAAGATGACGCACGAGTAAATTGGTATGATATGGATATTAAAATTCGGGTATTAAATTATCAAACCGGACTAGACAATACTTATGAAATCTATTACTTTGATAATGGAGAACTAAAATCTTTATAAAAAGTTATCAACAATACTATAATGTTATAGTAGTTATATAGAAAAGGAGATCTTAATTATGGATTTTAAAAAAGAATTAGAGAACGATCGGGAATACTATGAAAGCTTTCTATTAGGCTATCAAGTAGATTTAATTATTGGGGATGCTTTAATTACTTATGAGATTAGTGACCCAGTAGAGTTAATGCTTAATCTAAACATTGCTAAAGAAGACTTAATGATCTTAGATAAGAAAAAGGTCATTGAATTAGTCGAAGAAAAGATGTATGATGTAAAGGGGAATGTAAATGGAGCTAGATTAAACCGGATTAAGGTAGGTAATCCAGTAAGTAAAGAAGATAAGAAGTTCTTAGAAGGATTAGGCATCCCCGTAGAAGACTTAAAAGACTAAGGAGGAAATAGCAATGGAACTAGTATTAAATAAAGAAAACTATAAGTTATATCTATTAAAGGCATATCAACGGGTAAGAGTATGTAAGAATTTACGAGTTAGTTATCCAACAGATCGGGATTATAAAATTACGATTAGCCGGGATAAAGAAGGAGTATTCTTTAAAGTATTAGAATATAATGCTTCTAGTGACCGTTATAATAAAGAAGTGATGATCTACCAATTAACTGACCAATATAATCATGAGTTATTAAGTCATTGTAAGGGATGTTCTAATAAGCCAATGATTAATCGAGCTATGAAATACTTAGAAGATCATCATAAAGAAATTTTCTTTAAGAAGTCTAATTTTGATATTGACGCCTTATTTAATACTAGTAGTGAGCTAGTCTAAAAGCATGCTTATTAGCAATTTAAAAGGGTAAAAAAATAAAGCATGCTTTTAGAAGGGGGCATCCCTAGTAGTTAACTAGAAAAGGTATACCAATTAGGGGATGAAAAGTAAAAGTATTTTTAATTCTTCTAGGGGAATATAAATGAAGAATCCTATTATATCAACCTTTATAAAATAGGGTAAAAATAGTATATATTTGAAATATAGGGTATACCAATTATTAAAAGGAGAGATAATTATGGAATTAGAAAAAGCTATTATTTACTTACAGGGAGAAGCCTTTGAAATTACTTCTTTGCTATATTCAAAAGTAGTTAATAGTAACGTAGAAGCAACCTATCCAGTAGTAGTAAGAGATGCAAAGAGTGTATTAGAAGACCTAAATATTATTCCACGATTAGATAATATTAATGGCTATAATGAATTATATTCAGAAGTAGAAAGAGGCCTATTAAACCATTCTAATGATCGGATTAAGGGGATTGAACTTGATTACTATTAATTTAAACATCCCTAGTAGTGAACTAGAAAAGTAAGAGCATTCTATTGAAGATAATAGAGTGCTTTTTTAGTACTAGTAGTGAACTAGAAAACTTCTCCTAGTAGTGAACTAGAAAACTTTTCTTAAAAGGATGAATATAGAGGTAAATAAAGTATACCATAAAATACAATAAAAGTCAAGTATTAATTTTAATGATCTTCTAGGGTGCTATAATAGGAAGAAAGATACTAAAAAGTAGCTATACCGATTATTTTAACGTAACTTATTCTCTGTAAAAAATTAGAATAATAAGTGGAATAAAAGCCGGTATTATAACATTATACTATTTTAGTGGGCTATAAACCGCTAATAAACCAATTTAATATAAAAGCGACATAATAAAAATAATTTTAAAAAGGGGTTGCCTATTCTATCGTATAATGTTATGATAATGACAGTTAAGAAAGAGGGAATGAAGCAAATAAAATAATTTAAAAAAGTTATTGACAATCCTATTATATAATGTTAAGATATAAGCATAGATAAGGAAAGGGAGATAATTAAAATGACTGATAAAAAGGTAGTAACATATGTATTTGTTTCAAAGATTTATGGGGCACAACAATATGTGTCTGTCAACGAAGAGGCAGAAGCATATATGATTGGGAATATTCAAGCCACGGGTTTTAATACAGAAAACCGGGTATCCATTAAATTGAAAGAACTTAAGCGGCTAATTCGCTATTATGAAAATAGAGGCTTTACCAAGTATGATGATGAAGCTACAGAAGAAACTAGAGCTATCTTTCAATCCTAGGAGGCAAACTATTATGGCAATTATTGATTTATTACATCCCGTTTATATTGAGTTAACCGGGTACACGTATAAACAACCATCAAATTATGGACTATTGCGGGCACTATATAGCTATAAAAAAGACTTAAACACTTTGGCAATTGATACAGATAAAAGTATTCTATTCAACAAAAAAATTAAAACTATGACATGGGAATTAAAGCGGGCGACTAGGGAGAACTATAAACCACTTTATTATGAAAGTATGCCGGGGTTAAGTGATGAAAAAGTTAGTCGGTATCTATTAGAACATAAGAAAGAATTAGGAAAAGGGGTATTTAGTGATTTAAGGGTATTGGATAATGCTTTGAGTATTTCTAGAACTACTCTTGATTATATTGTTCCAGACTTCTCTAAACGAAGCTTTAAGCCAGGAAATACCGGTGATTTGATTGGGGGGTATTTGATTGGTTCTTACTTTGGTTCAGATGGCTTCGACTATAATCCAGATTGGGGAAATTAATGTTTGACAATCCTATAATAGTATGATATTATTAAAACAGTTAAGAAAGGGAGATAATTAAAATGAAGTTAGAAATTGATAACACCGTATCAGGCAATGAGGTTTATACTAAGGAGACCCCGGAAAGCTTGCCATTATATTTGGGCACTATGAAATTAATCGATGGTATTTGGAATTTAGTTAGTGCTAATGCTGATGGAAATATTGTGACAGTTGAATATGATAGCACAGCGGTGGAAACCTTAAACATGTTAAATTATGAACTCAAGCTCCTTAGTTTGGAAGATGTTAAGAAACTAAACGATTTTAATATTAAGAATATTGGCAAGATTATTTCTTTCTAAAAAACAGTTGACAATTACTAAAAACAATTATATAATAGGTTCATAGATAAGGAAAGGAAGTTTTAAAAATGACAAACAAGCAAATGGATAAAAACGAACTATTGAATATTGTAGATGATATGCAGGAAGCTATGGGGTCAGATGAGTTACTATTGGCAATTGTTAAAGCTATGACTAGCAAGGATCTTCAAGAAACAATGGAATATATTAATCGTTGCTATGATTTAGATATTAAAGGATTATAGAGGGGGTTATCATATGGCTGAATTAAATACAGAAAAAATAATCAATCAAACTAATGACGATGAAATTGCATGCATGCTTTATAATATTGAAACGTATAAGGATATGAATGACTATACTCACTATACTAACACTACAAAGGAAGACTTAAAAGAATTACAAGCCGATGGCTGGATTCAAGATATTACACCGGGAACATATAACGGGGCATTAGATAAAACGGACTATAGCGAGTTAACTACCAAAAACATTTATAATGTTCTTATTGAAGAAGTGTACGAAGATGGTTTCCAGGAGTTTCTCGAAGAAGTGTACGAAGAACCTAACGCAAGCGAAGCCCGGCAGGTTCGCTTATTAACGGAATCTTATAACGTGTTTACAATTGGAAAACACTTATATATCGATTACGATTAGCAGAATAGAAGATAAAGAGGTGGCCTTAACTGGTCACCTTTTTTATTTTTCTAAAAAAGATCCTTGACAATTCTATTATAGTATGATATTATTAAAATATAGAAAGGAGGAAGAAAATAGAATATTGATTCAAGGTTACATAGTCGAAGCCTAAACTAGATATATTTAGAGTAGAATAGAATATTTTAAAAAAAGGGAATAGTCTTCCCTAATCATATCTGGTTACGGTTTGACCATTTACCGGACTTATCTTACTTATCTATAATCCTATTATAGCATTCTATTTAAATCTTGTCAATAGATATTCTATAAATAAAGTTCTTTACATTTCTATTATATGATGTTATACTATAACCATAGATAAGGATGATCCTTTTAAACGCCTTTAAAAGCAATATCTGAACACTTTAATAATATTAGGTATAATTATACTGGATAATATTAAAAAGGTGTTGACGGGACTATTAGATAGGTTTAAAATAGGTTTATAAGGTTAAGAGGGAATAACTGAATTATAGCAGTAAAATACTTCTAAACTTTATATAAATAGTTATTGAAACCTATTAAAGAAAATGCTATAATAGATTCATAGATAAGGAAGGAAGATTATTATGCTAGAACTTAAAACAAGTGACTTATCGGGGCTATTCATTCTAACCGGTAAAGAATTGATTACAGAAGCCAAGGTAGATTATGATGCTTATAGTGATAAGACTACACCTTTCGATAGTTGGTTCCCTAATACTTTTATCAATCCGAATAAGGTATATTCTTGTGATTCTTGTTTAGAAGATATTCAAGAAATTAATATCCGAAATAATAGTTTTAAAAAGCTTACTATCAAATCTTGACAATCCTATTATATAATGTTATTATTAAAGCATAGATAAGGAAAGGAAGTTTTAAAATGATTAATGAAAAAAAGGTTATTGCAGATAAGTTTATTGTAGTGGATTATTCAACTTATATACCTATTGATGTGTTTTTTTCATTAGAGGAGGCGCTAGAAGAAAGCTTTTCTAATGATAACTATGAGGTTATTATTTTAGATAAGGACGGCAATAATGTTTCTATGGATTACTGGAGAGAAAATTATTAGAAAAGGGGTATTACATATGAGTATTAATTTAGGTGCTTTAATCATTCTATTGCTGGCTGGCTGGAAAGCCATTGATATTCTATGGTGGGCTTTATCCGCTGATTGGAAAGCTATTCTAAACGATTGGTTTAAATAAATGGTTGACAATTACTAAAAACAATTATATAATAGTTTCATAGATAAGTATTGGGGGTTGAATAAAATGACTAATCAAAGCATAAAAGCATATTTCTATAATGGATTTAATGAACCGGAACTAATCGCCACGGATATAGAAGAATTAAAGCACGTTATTATTCATGATAGTTATATCGGGGATGTTTCAAAAGATTTATTAGAAGATATTAATAGTTGTTCTAATCTTGACGACTTAAAAGAAGAACTAGCATACTTTGATATTTTTATCAATCCGGATAAGCAGGATCTTATAGAAGCAAATAAAGCATGGTTTGAAGCTGATAATTTAGAAGCATACTTAGAAAAATGGTAGGGGGTTTTATAATGAATGAATTAGTGAGCATTATTCAGCACGGTAGCTGGTATCAAGTGGCCTTTAATTGTAAGAATGAGAACGGTGGGGCATATCTATCAACCTTTACAGTACAAGGGCTTAAGAAGCTCCGCTTGGCTTATAAGCAGTTTAATATTAAGCACACGCCGGGTTATCCTTGCTTATTATCCGAAGCAATCCCATTAGAATTACTACAATCATTAGGGCTATGATAGCCCTTTTTTATTGTCTTATTTTAAAGCTTATTATTACCACTAGAAAGCTTCATACAGCCATTATATAGGATCATTAGTATACTTATATAGCTAGACACTAGAAAGCTTTATATAGCCATTATATAGGCTTATTATGCTGTCCTATTGCTGGCTTTATTTATTATATTAATAGAATGATTATATTGCTGGATTAGTTCGCCAACTATTATCAATTATACTCGCATTCTATAAACCTTTTTATTATTACTTTTATTATTCTATAAATGGCTACCCTATTAAAAGGTGGTAGGCCCACAATATTAAAGGGGTATACCCCCCACACCCTATTTGGCCATACACCCCCTACCTTATATACCCTATACCTCTTTTCTACTACGGGTACATATTTTTCACTAAAAAATTCCACCAAAAATATTTCTATATAAAATAGGTTACCCCTACCCTTTTAATAGTAGACTACCCCACCCCTTAATTATAAATAAAAAGGGACCCTAAAGATCCCTAATATATTTATACTGTTAGACTATATGCTCTACTATATAAAGTATCCAGAATATAATTATCTATTAGTGAGTCACCAGTAACTACTACAATAGTTAAATAAAGAGTATCCTTAGCGCAAAATAATAGTAATCTGGAAGTAGTACCATCATCTAAAATAATATCCCAAAAAGGCTTACTATTGCTATTATTACTAGGTCCAAGAACCCCCGTTAAACTATGTGATATAAACTCATACGGGGATTCACCATAGGGTCTTTCTAATTTAATAATATTATCCATAACATATGATATATCTATAAAGGAATACCCAGTATAACCATTTGATAAAAGACTGCTTAATAAATACTCTTTTAAATAGTCCTCTTTAGCTTTATTGCTCTTAATAATATCATTCCGACTCTGTATATCTTCTTTTAATTCAATAGAATATCTCTTATATACCTTATCAGCAAATGCCTCTCCATATTCCTTTTCAATCATTATTATATACTCCTACTATTACTTTTTATAGATAATCATAGCCTGATCTCCAATATCACTAATATTATATTTAATATCGAATAGGTCAACTTCTAGATTATCTTTAAGCCAAGTATTAATGGCTTCTTCTAAGCCTTGCTTACGAGAATTAAATAACTTAACTTGATACATATTAATTACCTCCCATAATTCTATTTAAAGCTCTCCTTTAAAGTAATTTCACCTACAATACTATCATTAATATCTTTGTATGAAGTAACAAAATAAGCAAATAATTTATAACCATCCATAAAATCCAATACAAATAATCCGAGATTAATATTACCTTTTAAATGAATAGTATTATAAAATCTATCATCAGTCTTGTTTGAAGATAACCCCAGAGTGTTGCAAATTATATTAATATCCATATTACTAGAATAAGGAGTGTTATCTGGATCTGAATATAAAATTTCTTTTACAACATTACTATCCAAGGAGGTATACCCTTTATCACCAAAATTAGATACTTCTTGTAATAGATATTTCTTTAACTGGTACTTTATACTCTTATTATAAGCTTCGTTCAAATTAATCTTTCTTCTATAGTTATCAATAGTAGCATCTAGAATCTCTTTATTATTCATCATTATCCTCCTTACACTGGCTATCTACCATAGCAGAAGAAACTTCTTTAAAAATTTCTTTATTAATATCATCATAATCAGTAACTATAAATATACCTACATTCTCTGTTGGTGATTTTATAGTTTCAACTTCTCGGGATTTGCTATACATCCAAGTGCTATGCTGATTAATATTTTTCAAATAAAACATAATTTTAATAAATATCCCAGAAGATATTTCAACACTATCCGTGATGTATGTGGATCTTTCGGGATACCCCAAAACACTTGTTAAGTCATTACTCTTATAAGATGTATTTAAAATATCCATAATACGGTTGTCATCAATACCTACTAATAGCGCATCTATATCAGAAGTATACGGATGTAAGGTGGTTAATACTTTCTTATCTTCTATAATAGCGTAACCTTTATCTCCAGAATTCTCCAGTTCCTTCATAAACAATGCTTTTAAATTACTTTCAATATTAATTCTTGCTCTAAATCTGTTAATAACGCGAGTTAAGATATTTTCTTCCATGCCTATCTCCTATTATGCGTTAAAGTCCTCATCTGGATCAAGTTCTAGGCAAATATAATCATCCTGAATATATGCTTTAAGGCCATTATCATCTAAAACAAATAACCCATCAGTAACTTCCTTAAAATATTCCCAATCACTGTCATTAATAAAGACTAATAGCTTATCAGATTCCCAACGCCATTCATCAATAACATTCTTAGCAACAAGATCATCTAATTTATTTTCAATATCTTTATACATGTTTGATTCATCCTTTCTAATAGCTAAGGCATTAATGAACTCTTCAACTGATTTATCGTCTAGTTTTCCTATAGGAATAATCATCAATGTTTCCTCCCAAATAACTTTCTCTTAGGAATAACATATAAGGATACTCCAGAACTTCCTATCCAAAGACAATCCCCACAGGGATTTTCTCCCGGAAAATAACTTGCCTTTACCTTATAATTATACCCTTTAAGGACTTCTTTGAAGAATTTTATCATATCATCATTGCTTACATAGGTCAAATCCAATAATAGTTGCTTAGTATTAACCTTTATTTTGCTTTTATGATTTACTATGGTATCCCGCATAGTTTTTGGATTAAAAGTAATAGCCTTATCCGCAACAATATCCGGATCATCATAATCCTTTTTAATATTATATAGTAAGAACCCATTATCAAAATATAATGTCTCTAAGGTTCTAAGGGCTTTTTCATCCTTATATTTAAGAGGATTATCTCTGACAGACTTCAAAACATTCCCTTGGAAATTCTCTACTAACATGATAATAAACTTTCTAATTTCTGGAGTTAATTCTGACTTATACCCCTTATTAATAACATCTTTATTTATCCTATGGATATTAGCAGATGTTTTCAAAGTAATTCCTCCTTTATTTAAACCTAATATAATAATCTACATGTTTCCCATCAGGACTACGTTTAATATTAAAATCAATTCCCCATTTCGTAATACTACGGTAAAGTCCTCCCGGCTGAGGCGATCCATTCTTAAACTTATAGACATGGGTAGATACATCAAAATAATAAACTCTATCAATAGGGGGATCTAGGTCAATGCTTCCAGAAGTTACTTTCGTTTCATTGTAAATACTAACAATATTAGTTAATAAATTTAGCATAATCTTCTTCTGTTGTTTAGTATATAGTCTACGGTTACTCTTAATAGTACGTTTTGCTTTAATCGCCATACAATACTCTTTAATCATGATTTAAACACCTTTAAAATCCTTTCCCATACGCTAACTTTTTTATAAGGGTTAGTAGTCTTATTACTATTATCAATATTTTCTTGTTTATTACCCTTATCAAAATAAGGCTTATTAAGTTCCTCTAGCTTACTACTAATGTCCTCACAATCTTCTTTTATAATGAAGGAAGATAATTTTTTTAACCCCTGCTTGTTTGTGAATACTAATGTATTTATGTCAGGGTCAAAATAAAGGCTATGGGTAATAATATCATTAGACATTAAATGTGCATAAATTAAGCTAATTTGCTTATTATCTAAAGCATCCTTTAAATTATTTGTAATTCCTTTTGTATCAAGTTCATAGACTTTACAAGTATGTTCAGATACTTTATGCGTATATTCGGATATTCCAAATAAATTATTGTTAACACATATTTTTAAATAGAAATCAATTAGCTCCTTTGGAGGATTATCAACTTTACTAAATAGTCTAGTAAATAGGCCCCAATCCATTTGATTAAATGAGAATACACTTGCAGGCAACTTATCTTCAATATTAATAAAAACTTTTAAATAGTCCTTTGGATTAACATGAGAAATAAATTTATTAAACCATGTAATTAATTCCTCCCTATACCACCTTTTATCTAAGCATAAAGCAATAGTAGCAACCCTTGGAGTAATACTTTTATCTGGAAGTTCTTTAATAATATCTAAAGTAACCTTATCAGAATAAATTACTTTCAAGAGATCTTCTTCAGTTGGATTATCAATAAGGACAATTAGCCCAGGTGTTGTCTCTAAACTACTTTCTTTAACCATGATATTCCTCCTATACTAATATCACAAAATATTCTGCCACCAATGCTTATTTTCAATAGCATCCTTTATAGGTGCTTCTTCATATTTTTTATAATATTCCATCTTTTTTTCATATACAGCTATCCGCGATTTACCTTCTTTATAAATTATTTTGTTGGTAATAAAGCATTCCCAATCTTTATACACCAAGGGTAAATTACCGGTATTGCTAGGTATATAGTACAGTGTATCTGTATTAACAGTATCCTTAAAAGTATCAATAACCTGGCTCTGCTGAGCATCATTCAGTTTACCTTTAAGATTCTTTGTTAGTGCAGAGTCAATAATATGATACCTATTAACGGCATTACAATGGTTGTCCCCGATACCTAAATACCCCCAAAAAATGCAAACAGATAAGTAGAAATCAATAAGCTCATCACTAGGGTGAGGATTCTGACTAAACAATTTTATAAATAAAGGAATATCCTTGCCCGTCCACTTACTACTAGGCAAATTACTATGGATAGCTTTAAAAATTTTTAACTGATCCTCTGAACTTGTTAATGGGAAAAACTTATCAAACCAAGTATTTAAACTTTCTTCACTCCATTTTTTCGTTAAGCATAAAGCAATAGTTGCTACTTTAGGGGTGATGCATTCATCAGGTAAGTCCCTAATGATGCTGTCTAGAGTATTCTTAGAATAAATAACGTTTAATAAGTCTTCTTCCGTTGGGTTATCAATCAATGCAATTAATCCGGGGTTTCCTAGTAGTTGACTACTAATACTCATAATTCCATCTCCTTATTCTTGTTTTAATTATACCATAATAAAAAAGGGATTGCAATCCCTTTTAATAGTGACTTAGTTCGTAAGTCGAATTTACTACTTTATAACTAGTGTCAACACCTGATTTACTATTCAAATAATTACATAATGACTGCGCATCATAAAAGTTCTCTAAGCTTTTACAAAAGTAATTTTCTGCCTTTAGCTTCTTACCTGTTACTCTTACAATATTAAACATTCTGCCTCATCCCCAATATTAGTAGCATAGATAATGTCCTTTAAACTAAATAATGAATCTGATCCATTAGTAGCATTAGTTAACTTTAAATAAAGCTCTATCATATGCTTAGAAGATCGATCAAATTCTAAGCTAAATTCTGGAGTATATCCAAGATCATTAAAAGCCTTCTCAACTTCCTTATAAGAATGCCCTAAATATTCCATCCCAAGAATAGTAGTTTTCTCACCATTAGTTTTAATAACTAAGTTGATTCCAAGATGATTTAATGTTCTTGCTGAAACTTTCCCATAATCCTTGCTTATATCAATAATACTTTTAATTTTATTAATAAAGTCTACCGTAAATAAATCATTCATCGTTAATTTGCTCCTTCTAATTTAATTAAATCTATTACGTATCGATACATACTACTAATACTGTCTAAGGGTTCATAATTATCCGCATCCGGTGAGAGAATAACCTTTCCATATGGAGAAATAACTCTTGGATAATACTTGGGAGAATCGGATTGCTTAACTGCATAATCAATGATGTATCCATCATGAATATAGGAATCAATGATTTCCAAGTAACTATTACTATCTTTCTTACTCCACCCTAATCTATTTAGTAGGTTATTATTAATCTGAATATGGTCATTATCCATAAAAGATATTGCAAAAGTATTTTCACCTTTTGTATCTACCCATCCTGTCCTGCATGCCTTCCATAGAGATGTTCTTGGAAAAAACGCATCAATAGGGGCACTACGATTAGTAACTCCCTCTCTAAATTGTTTACCTGAAATAATCATCTTTTCAATCCTTTCCATTAACAACAAATTTATCAAATAGATTATTATAGCTATTTGAATCTAACAGTTCCTTATCAATCTTTTCCTTTTCTTTAAAGGATTCTTTAATACTTCTTCTTAACATTTTTAATCGCATTAACTCTAAAGATTGCTATAATCTTTTAGTATTCATTCATCAATATCCTTTAGCAAACTAGGGGTTTCATTAATATTCCCAACAATCTCTACTTTTTTGCCCCAAAGATCTGTACTATAATCTTCAGGATATCCAAATAATAAATTATCTGCAAAAATCTTTTCCATAATTTTCCCGGATAGCTGGAAGGAACCATCTTCAAAGGATACTTTAGCTAAACCAGTATACTCCTCATTCCCAACATAGCATACTTTAACAATATCTCCTTCAAATACTTGATTATTCCATTTGTCAGTATATCCAGAAGACTGCTCTAACTTATAGTTTTCTCGGTTATCTTCATAACCCATCTCTCCGGAGTCTACATTACCCCACCAAATATGAGATCCATCTAAGCTCATTACCACATCCTTAGTATCAACATACATAGAATTAATTTTATCCCACAGTCTATAACTATTCATTTAATTCATCCCTTTCTTTAATAAAATTAAATAAGTCTTCTTTGGCCTCTTTAATCTTATTTCTGTTGTACTCAATCAAGGAGTTAAAGGCTAATAATCGTGCTTTATTATATTCCTCAACTAAGGCAGAATCATTGTTGAATTCATCAGCTATATCTTGTAAATCTTCTTTAGAATATCCATCATCAGTAGAAAGAACACTACTATACATCATTTGACGGGCACTCCATTCTGGAGCTAAAGAGTAGCTATTATCACTACTCCAATGTTTAACCTTCATTGTGGGAATATTTTCATACTTAACTAAGTCATAATCAGAAAGATCAAATCCTAATAATTTTGTCATTATTCTTCTCCCTCCACAAAAAATTCTGCAAACTTATTAGCAAATTCCTCGTTAGTTAGAGGAGCCTTAATACGGCCATCCTCTTTATAAACCCATTCAGATGGTTTTATATAGTAGCCCCGCACAGGATCATCTTTACCTAAAGTTAGATAATCATAGTCATCGTGAGAGTCAGCAATCTTGTCAATAGAATGTTCAAATATAGTATCTTGTGTACCATCATATTGGATTGCTTCAACTTTAGTTTTATGATGTTCATCCCCTATAGTTAGCTTAGCAGAAACTTTTACCCAGCAGGGGTCCAGAATATAAGCTTCTGCTAAATCTTCATATACATTGGCATTAAAAAAGAATAATCCAATGGGAATATCTTCAATAGCACAACCGTCACTAATAGAAGTGATAAGAGCAATTTCATCAATTTCCTTATTATAAAAAACATCCCCTACATTTATATTGATGTCTTTATCAATAGTTACTTTATTATTTATTTTCATTATTTAGCCACTTTTCAAACTCTTCAAATCGGCTAAGATATTCTTTAGCCTTATCAATATCCTCAATACCATTCTTATTATTCTCCCGAACAACATACTTAATAATATTCATCTTCATAGCTCCTCGGAATTCTTCAGGAGTAAGAATATCCTTTAAATGCCATAATAAGTCATGATCGCCATTCTTATAATGGTCTGGTTCAATTGCATCGTGTCGGTAGCTATCTTCTGGCTTATCATTAAGAAGGGTAAAGGAGAAGGCTTGATAAGGGTGATCGGCATCCCCAACAACACATACTACCAAATTATATCTAGAAATTCCATTAATTTTTTCCCCTTGATATACCCCCATTAGAATGTCTTCAGAAGATAATGACTTCATAATATTAGGGATTTCTTTCACATTTTTATGGTATACCCCAACTTCCATTACCCAGTCATTAGTTAATGCAGGTAGAACCAACCTACCCTTCTTACCTTTACCCGCCTTATTACCTTTACCTGTAAGATAATTAAGAAAATAAGACTTATTCTGATAATCCCCTTTGACTGGAGTAACATATGCATTTTCAAAATTACCATCTAAATCCTTTAATGTAAATCCCATAATAATCCTCCTAGTTAATATCTTTTAATTTTTCTAATACAGTTTTCTTATTCTCTACTGAGCTATTCTTAAAATGCTCTTTAATATTATCAAGGGTAGCTTCTAAGTCATTATCTAGCCTTTGCTTATCTTTTAACTGCTTATTAGCCATAATATTCCAATATTTATCGGGGCTGTATTTATCAGGAACTTCCCCCAAATATGCAGATATCCAAGGATCACGACCTACGTTATCTACTAAAGGGAATTTTCCTTTTCTAAGAAGTTTTGTATCAGAATCATCATCTAAATAAATATATTTAGATGTAACTTTAGAAACCTTTACTGCTTTGTCTAGATCATAATTATCAGTATCCCAATTATATTTAAATTTATATAGAGTATCCTGTGGATCAACTTCTCTAACTTTCAAAATGAACATCCCCTTTTTCTTTAATAATAAGCTAAAAAGGCGCCTATGTCAAGGCACCTGATGTTATTTATTCGACAAGTTTAAATTAATTCTAGCTGTTACAGGAATATATTGGAAGGAACCATCTGGATTGTGTATATAGGCGTGCATCATTTCCCAAGTATGATTAATATTATCAATACTCGACTCCGTATCTCGGTTATAGCTTAGTGTTAATTCCATAAAATTATTTACAACCGTAATTAATGGAGAATTTGCATCGCTGTATATTTTCCTTTTAACATTGGTAGACTTACCAATTTCTACTAGTTTACTATGATAGCTATATAGAAGGGTACTAATCTCTTTGGTTAATAAAGCATTTTCATTAACCACATCATCTTCGTTATTAAAAAGATTCTGCAAAAGCTTTTCAAAAATATCATTCAATTCAGAATTTAGCCTATCTCTAGTATCGGCAAGTACTTGTAACTTGGTAAAAGTTGCTGGATGCCCCATAACTATTGCTCCTCCTCAATAAGTGTCTTACCATGTTCGGCTACTTTTGCTTGAAATTCCCCATCTGGAAGAGTTTTAATATACTTAATTAGATCATTAAACTCTTCTTCGGTAAAGTATGCATTCAAATCCCCTTTTAGCATATTTTTAGAGTTATAAACCTCTGTTGAAAAACCAAAGGAATTTCGTGTCCAAGCTTCGATTGGGTAATCTTCATACTCGTTATTACTATTATTAACAATAATTACATTATACTTATTTTTCTTAAACCGCTTATCTACAGGAGTCATAGCAAACTCACTAACTAGCATCCACAATTTATTACTAAAGGGTAATCGATAAAAATCAGATTGTTCTATAGTTACCTCATACCGATACTGAATAGCCTTATATATACGTAATACAGTATTTCCTTTATAGGATACCAATAATTTTGGCCCAGCAATACTACTATCAATTTTGGCAAAAGAATAGTTATCGCTTAACTTCTTAATTTCTTTTTTTAATTCTGTCTCCAACATAGTAAATTCCTCCTTATTAACTACCATCATAATAATGCAAATAAAAAGGAATGTCAAGAATTATCTCAACATTCCTAGATCTACTTTTTAATTCCGTCTATTAGATCGCCACTAAATAATAAGGGAGCTATTAGCCATCCACCCCAGGCTCCACTACCTGTTTTAGCTACCATAAAGTAAACAAATAGTAAAAATACTACCCAAATAGCTACTAAAGAAGTCGCACATAAAACTTTTATAAACTTTTCCATATTAATCTACTACCCATAAGGGTTTTAAGGAAAGCAATATAATTAAGCAAATAATTAATACAGTACAAATACCAATAGAAATAGTAAATGTGTTAACATTTAAAACAAATAAATAGAAAACCACTATTAAAATAAACCCAATGATATTAATAGGCAAATTTCTCCTACAAAAATGTCCCTTATAGTCTATTAAATTAAAGACATTCAGCGTAGTTATCATTAACAAACTACCAACAACAGCAATAACATAATTATTTTTAATTACATAGGGTAACAATGTCACAATTAAAATAAGCATAATATCAATTAATAGTCCAACACTTATAATCATTTTAAAACTCTTAAATTTAAGCATAATGTTCCTCCAATAAAACTAAGTCTTTAATATATGCTAACATCATTAAATTCCAAAAGTCTTTGCTAATGTTCCAAGATCCTGAATCTGTTTGAATAGTTACGGCATTATTTTCCTCTTTAACTTCATAGGTGTTTTCTACTCGAAAAGAATGATTATCAAAATAAAAAGAAACTTTTGGAATTAAAGTATACATATTGTCCCCCTAGTATAATTCAGTAATAAACTTATCAACTAAAGTATTTAAGTTATTCCAATAAGGTAGATTTTCAAAGGAATAGTCAGCAATATAAAAGTTAGTATTAATCCCGCTTAACTTATATTCTTTAGATCCTTTAACGTGAGGATACTGGGGTAAAAACCGCTTGCTTAACTCCAAGTTGACACTCTTATTATCTAAATTAATAATAAGTAGAATTTTATTTAGCAACTTACCCTTAATAATCTTCTTTTGATAGACAATAATACTATTATCAAAATATATCGCGGAATATCGGTGACCCAGTTCATCTACTTTTCTAATAAACTCAGCGGTTTTCAAATTTAGTCCTCCTTATAATAAATCAAATAAGTTTCCTTAACCTTTCCGAATAAATAAATGTATTTCTTATGATTAATCTTAGCAAGCTCTTCTATACCCCTAAGAGCTTCATCAGGGTCCTTTAAGGTATTGGTGTACCAAGTATACCCTTTTGACTTGAACCAGCTTGATGCCTCTCCTAACGTCTTAAAATCTTTAAAATTTGACATTGATGCCCTCTAAAGTATTCTTATCCTGATCTGTCTCCGGCTTATAGCCTTTCTTAATCAAGCTTTCAATATAATACTTATTATAAAGATATCCTAGAGAAGTCCAATAAGCAAAGTATAGAATAAGGGAAGATAAAGGAGAGACTGCGGAGGCTACAATAGATACAACAATATTCCCAATAAGATTATTATGAATAGAAACAATTAGCCATGCAACTGAACCAATAAATCCCCAAAAGTAATTTGTAATAAATCCTCGGTCAACTAAGATAAGACTAATTGCGGTAGCAACGGAGGTAACTAACCCTACCCATGAATAAAAATCAAAGAACCCGCCAAAAGCAAAAGAGATAATAGTTGCTAATAACATTGCCCCTAATAAAACCCATTCCCGGGGGCGTAACTTATAGAAGCTTTCTGCCTGTTCTTTAATACTAAAGCTTTTGATTGTTCCTTCTTTTAGCAAATTCCAATTACTCATATAATATTTCTCCTTTATTTTAGGCTTAACCTAATTAATATATTTATTATAGCATTTAAAGCAATAATAGTCAATAAAAAATCCCCAACTAAGGGGATTTAATAATTATACATCAAACACATTTTTTAAATAAAATGCGTTACTATCATCAGAAGTGTAAATAACAAACGCTTTATTACCAGTTGTGAAGAAATAATATTGTAAACGTTCATTATTAGACTTCAATTTATTTAATTCAAAATCTTCTTTTTCATCAGTCACTAGCATTCTATCTAAGGAAATCGAGTAGGGTAACTGGTTGTCCCCATCAAGGGGAGTTTTATCATATAGTGGGAATCTTTTATCCAATAGAGTGAAGTGGTCTTCTTCTGGGAATTTACTAATAATATATTTTACACCATCAACATAATAATGATAATATTTAGGGTCAATAAAGGTACCATTATTAGCATCTGATAATAAATCATATCCCGCCTCTGCGTCATCCATGTAAGGAATTTTTACAACCATTTCCTTTAAGAATACTCGCCCATTTTGTGGGTCATCTTCAATAGGACATCCTTCATCATAAGAATCTTTAAGAGTCTTATTACTATTGTAACGATTATAAGCATCCTTTAAATAGTCTGTAATGTCTTGCTTTGACATATCATTGCTAAAAGCATCATTAAAGGCTTCTGTGAAGTGCGGAACATCATCTGGAAGTAATCCGTAAACAAGAACATTCCCATCTTTATCAATATCTACCTCAGCGTCTTCTAATCCCCAGTCATATAAGTTATTAGAAATATATTCAGATTCTTTAATATCAAGATCAAATAGACTAACAGAATCTTCGGAGCTATCTTCATTATCTGAACCTTCATTATCTGAATCTTCTAACTCAGATTCATCAATTCCAAGAGCATTAGCGTACATATTAGTCACATATTTTAGAAATTCATTGGCTTCTTCTAAGTTCTTGTTTAATTCTGTAGCAGATTTATTACTACTAGTCTTTCCGTCCTTAGTAGTCCCATTCTCACTAGAATCATCTAACATATTAATAATGTTATTTGCACTAGATGACTGATTAGAGTCCATAGGGGTGCTATCGAGATATTTCTTTAGAAGATCCTTTAATTGATTCTTTTCTTGTTTTTCCATAATTTCCTCCTAATTAAATGAAACAATTCCAATGGACTTCTCAACAGAATTACCTGCCAGCTTTTCTTTGTAAATAGATAAAGACATGCCTAGCTTAGCAGTAATCCTTTCTAATAAATCCAGATTATTGTTTAAAATATCTGACAATTCTTCATACTTATTATAGTCATCTAAGCTTAATTCCTGCTTATTTACATGCTTATAATAAGCTTCTTTATATTCATCAAAAGATAAAGGAATATCACTCATAATAAAGTTAAGTCCTTTACCGCCAAACAATTGATTAAAATAATTAATCTTAGAAAATTCCTGTAGTGCTTCTTCTTTTTCCATTACTGACATCTCCTTAGTTATTACTACCGATAACTAGTTTCGCTGGAACTTTATGCCATAATTTATCTACATAAAAAAGGAAATTTTTGTTGTGAATCTTATTATCCTTTAAAGAGAATACAGGGATTACCATATTATCCATACTACGAGAGTTATCTTCCGTATCTTTAAAAAATGAAGGAAGAATAATTACTGTTTCTCCCGTTTTGTTGTTATGCATAACATCCCCGGAGTGGAACTTCTCATCTTCAATCTCTCTAGTGATTTGACTTTCTTTAGCTCCTAAATTGCTTACTACTTTCATTGCTAGCATCTCCTTAGTTATTATAATAGCATGTATTCCAATAATTGTCAATGATTAATCAGTGCTTCCGAAACCACCAGTTCTATCACCATCAGCAGAATCATCATCTGTAAGATAATACTTCTGGAAGATACCTTGTCCTAACTTATCCCCCGCGTGAATAACATAAGGAAAAGTTGAAATATTATACCAAGGAAATTTAATAGTTCCTGGATAGTCTGCGTCAACAACTCCAGATCCATTAGCCAATACTAACCCTTTTTTAGAAGGATTGCTTGATCGGTTATACATAATTAATGTCATATCTTCTGGCATATGAACCTTAATACCGGTATCTACTAATACTGGGGAAACCGCTTTGCTAAGTACATCATAATAGCGACTAATATACCCGGATAATACAGAATCCTTTGGGACAACCTTATCAATTTCTTCTTTTGATACTAGGTATAGCATAGATAGATTAATTCCTTGCTCTGTTAACTTAGAGCTTAAACTAGTTAAATCTGGTCCAATATCATTAAATTCTTTTTGAGATAAAGATGCTAGAAAATTCTTAAAATTATCCAGTCCCAACATAGGTGGAATTACTTTATTCTCTGTAGAATAAAAGTCATAACCCGCAGAATACTTTGTTGCTCTTTCTGGTAAAATAGCCTTATCATTATCTGCTTCAAAATAAATTTTATCGCTAATCATTTTCTTCTTCCTCCTTGATATGATTATATAAGTTTTCAAACTCAGTATCAATATTAGATACTTCAGTAGCAAGCTTATTAATATCTGTAATATCCTTTTTATCCTTTAACGTGTCCTTAGCCATGTATTGAATCGCTTGGGATAAAGTATTAAAATAGCGATTACTTGCTGATGAAAAGATATATTTATTAGCCTTTTTACTAAATATCTTCTTAGTAACAATATAATTATATGAGTCGGTCGTAATTCGATAGTTATGATATTCTAATTTCATAATTTGCATCTCCTTTTACTAAAGTATATAACAAAAAAAGAGGACTGTCAATCCTCTTTTCATATTATGCTTTTTATTGTGCTAATTATCTGTACTTTATCCTACGGGTGTTAACTTATACACCGAATTAGGTAATCCGGCATAAATATTTTCATCCCCATCTACTGCTACGGATCCAACACTGTTATCAGCAGTAAACTTCCATACTTGCACACCACTACTATTTATCTTGTATATTGACTTATTATTTGTCCCAGCATAAATATTCCCACTAGAAGCTACTGCTACGGAGTAAACCAGGCTATCCGCAGTAAACTGCCATACCTGTTTACCACTACTATCTAGCTTATAAATGGAATTATTATTTGTCCCAGCATAAACATTTCCGCTAGTATCTACTGCTACAGTGTTAACATAATGCCCCGCAACACTATCAGGAGAAAATTTCCATACCTGCTCACCATTGCTATTTAGCTTGTTTACTGTATTTGAGTCTGTCCCAGCATAAACATTCCCCTCTGTATCTACTGCTACAGAGTTAACATAGTTACCAGCCACATAAGCAGTGACTTTCCATATTTGTTCACCACTGCTATTTAGCTTATAAACCGAATTATTATAAGTTCCAGCATAAACATTCCCATTCGTATCTACTGTTACAGATTCTGCTCCAGTATCAGCAGTAAATTTCCACACCTGATCGCCACTACTATTTATCTTGTATACTGACTTAGCATTTGTTCCTGCATAAACATTACCCACTGTATCTACTGCTACGGAATTAACATGATCATCAGCAGAAAATTTCCACACCTGTTTACCACTGCTATTTATCTTATACACTGAACTTCCACTAGTACCGGCATAAACATTTCCATTTTTATCTACCGCTACCGAATCAGCGGAAGCATCTGTGGTAAACTTCCAAGGAGGAGTATAGCTACTATATATTAACTTGTAACTATTTTGGTTAAAGGAATATACTTTAGACAATTTTTTACCTGTTTTTATATCATATATATCTTTTATTTTTTTACCTGTTTTTATATCGTATAAAGACATGTTAGCTCCTTTCTAACTCTCCGGTACTCCTATCATACCAGAGAATCCAGATGACTGCAACGAGGCAATTAAAGTAGTTGCATCTGAATCAGTACCTACAGTAGCATATATTGGGTATACTTGAGTACCATTAGTAGGATTAGTAGAAAATATTTGTTGCTTACTAAAAGTATTAGCTTGACCCGTTCGTGCTAGGTCAGACGGTAAACTACTTGCAAGAAGCAACGGATTATTGTTAACAGTTGGAACTGTATCAAAGTTGTTAGCACCAGATAGGTGGGCTACTTTGGAATCATTAGCAGGTGTGTAACCAATTTTATCTTGCTTGGCGTTAACCTCTTCTATACCTGCAACGTCACTAGCTGGTTTACGCATATCGGATACATTTACTTTATCCTCTGGAGCTGGAGTCCAATCAGTAGCTATTGAACCTTGTTCGAGCTTCATTTCTTTATACGATACACTCGAAGGTGTTGATTGTGACGCAGTAAAAACTGTTGTGACATACCGAAAAGTACTGCCAGCAGTAATGGTACCTTTCCAAGTACTGTAGCCAGATGTGCCAGCGGATATAACATTACCAGCATATAGCAGTTTGTTACCCCGTGCATCTGTCCAGGCAAGTTGAATCTTAATGTCATGCGAAGCTGATGATATCCATTCCCTAGCTGTATAAGTTGTATCACTATCGATGGTTGCCACCACTGGAATAATCGTCGGCAAATTAGCGTTCCACCCAGAAGCATTAGTCACAGTTTGTAATGTTCCACTTGTACCCGGTAGCAAGTTACGTCCACCAACACTATCACTCAACTTATTGAACGGCTGTACCTGAACCCCGTTAAGTTGTTCAGTACCATCATGGTTATCATGAACAACTTTACTATCATCAGCAGGTGTGTAACCAATTTTATCTTGTTTGTTAGCAGTAGCGGCGCTAACTGCGGTTGTAACATCGGATTTAGTTGCGAAATCTGGACTAGCCTTTAGCTGAGAGAGTATAATACTCCGAACTTCCGGCTCTTGAACAATATCATTAACATTTATAATAGTATTTCCAACAGAGAAAGTTCCATCCCCATTGTCCGTAACTTTATTATCATTAAAGAAGTCTATTAGCTGAGAAAAATTTGATCCTAAGGCTTTCTCATTATCCTGAAATAGCGCTTTTAATTTTGCTATAGAATTTTCATCTATTTTAGCCATTATATCTTCCTTCCTTAGTTTCCATTAAGAGAAGTAATACTTCCTCCGGTAATGCTCCAATTATAACCGTCCCAATAAATAGTTCCACTTCCATCTACCCGGTAAGTATATGCGTGTTGCCCTTTATTGTTAAACATTTGATTCCCTCCCGCGGCAAAGGATACGGGGAAGGATTGTGGAACTCCTTGGGTTACAGATGCATTTATACGGTTCCCTTCAATAGTTCCCTCGCCAAGATATTCACCAACAAAGTGCCCCTCAGCCCTAGAAGCAATACTGGACACCCAGCTTACGGTCCTCCTACAAGTAAGATTATAATAAACGGTATAGGAATAAGTTGGTGGAGTATATGGTGGGACGTATTGTGTAGTAGTTGTGGTTGTGGTGGTTGTAGTTGGTGAAACGGTTGTAGGGGCTATAGTACTCCTTGGATTGAATAAATTCACGAATTTACCATTTCCAAAAGAATAGTACATCCCTTTTACCTTTTTTTCCCGTCCATTTCCATCCCCGAAATACATAGTAGAAAATGTACCATTATTTTCTTTAACTATATTTGCAGTTATCCCAGTTATCAAAAAATTATTTAGTGTTTTTTGCTGTGTCCCATATAAGGTAAGGGTAGATAAATCATCAGAAATATTTATATTAATTCCTTCATTATATTGGGTTAAAACTGTGTAATTACCAGAAAAAGTTTTACCATATTCTGGGTATAAATAAGCGTTTATATTATCGTCCCGGGAACCTGAAGTATTAATTATAGAGAAAGTTATCATAATATATCCGGTAGCTCCTATTAAAGTAGGATTTAGATTTAGTACAACATCTCTTAAAGTCCCCTTTGTCAATGTTCCAACTGAATAGCTATCGCTAGCTATCTTAGTTATTTCCCCAAAAGAGCTTCCTGTATACCCGGGATTTATTCTTAAAACTTTATTTTTATCCTTACTAAAAAATCCCATAAATTATCCTTTCTAATAAGCGGTTATTGAATCAATGCTCAATAAATAATAATGGGTAGTATCTCCTGACCCAAATCCACCTAAAATTCTATTAAAGGTAAGCACCCCACCGTTATTATAGATATTGCAATTAGCTTGCGACTTATCTACAGTATAATTAGTAGATTTATAAGTCAGTGAAGTAACCCCTGGTAGAGGTAAATATATTGCGTTACTTGAAGAAGACGTATATATACTATTCTTAGGTATTTTAAAAGTTGTTGGGGTAATTTTAAAGTCAGCTAAAGTACCCATTTTTGCTGAAGTAGTATTTAACCAAACATCTGATGAAAAGTTAAGCTGAATACCAGTAGGAACATTACTAAAGTCGGCCAACAAATTATCAACTAATCCAATATTAGTTGTAGTATCCGTGGAATACCCCGTTCCAGTCATACTTAAAACAGTCCCCACAGGTATTTCCTCATTTTCAGAGAACCATACGAATCCGGGGGTAGTTAGAGCTTCTGCTTTCTGCCTAGCGGTATTATCATCGTCTGCTTGATAAAAATTTTGCAATAAATCTACCGTTGCAACTTCTGCTCCCTTATATAGAAGATTCCCTGTAAAATTATTATCTTTGCTTTGATAAGCCGTATCTCTTGTTGCGGATTCTACGGCAGAATTTACTGTATTAGAAACCTCTGTATCATTCGGAACATTAACACCATTCTTATTTAATCCTGATTTAAAATTAGCAGTTACACTTGTGTCTGCTAAAGTACTTGCTTTCTTATTTGGAAGATCTTCTATATTTACCTTATTTGTTTGAAGATTCTTAATGTCTGTAGTATTACTATCAATATTTGTTTTATTAGTAGTTATATTACTAGTATTCTTTTCTATAGCATCTGTATTCGCTTGTATAGAACCCTTTGTTGTATCTAAATTATTCTCTAACGTAGCTATACGAGAATCATGATTATCTACTTTATCTACCAAGTTAGCTCCAACAAAAGCTTCATGAATAAGCTCTTCAAAGTCAGTACCTACTGGTATATTTAAGTCTTTAAATTTTTGAATTAAATCTGCTTCCGTAGCCATTTAAAAACCCCTTTCCTACAGTATAATATAGGGAAGAGGGGTTTTATTAGTCATTGGCAAAGTCTTTTGAATAAATAAGTTTATTAGCAGTTCCCTTTACTCTTTCATGAGCAATTTTAACGTCTAATTGAACCCGATTCTTTTGGGATTTATAATCCTGCTTCTTTTGCTCTAATAGGGAGATCATATTATTCTCTCGTTTAATTTCCGAGTCAATATTAATAATTTCCTTTTCTAATCGCTTTTCTTTTACCCCAGAATCTGATTTAATATCTTGCTCCGTCTTCAAAGCAATATCTAAAGCCTTTCTAAAAATATCAATAGCTTGCTTATTTAAATCATCTGGCAAATCATAGTTTACTTTAAAAATAGTAACAATCGTATCAGATTCCTTATCATAGACAAATACATTATCTTGTAGTAAATAATAATCAGCAGTTGTGTGATAAAAACCTAATTGCCCTCTATAAACCTTGTCGGCCCGATTAAAAGTTTCTTGAATATCCTTACATACTTTATCTTGGTTGTCTACCAGATACCGTGGGATATCAATTCCTTTTAAATCCTGTTGCCGCTCTAACCAACGTTTCTTCGCATGTTCAGAAATTTTGCTCAAATTAATCACTCCTTTTTATTTATTATACTACCTATTTAGAAATATGTAAAGAAAAAGCCGCCCCGATATAACTTCAGTAAGTTATGGGACGACTAATATAATCTATTCTTCTACACTATCGGCTTTCCATCCCCCCACTTCCACAAAAAATATACAAAACAAAAACCTAGTAGGAATGATCCTACTAGGTTT